CTTTCTACTCTATTTCACAAGGAGTTCTACACCCGCGTAGGACAGTTGTTCGAGGCAGGTTGGCCTCTTCAAAGTATAGGTAACGCCTGTAATCCTCCGCGTAGACGTTCTACGGTTAAGTTTTGGGTTACCCGTAAACACGAGTACTCTCCTCTTGATGTACCAGTTCCTCTACCTAAGCTTAAGACAGGACCTCGCGGTTACGTATCACGACGCCCAGTCTCTCCAGGAATAAGTGAAGCAGAACGCGCACGTATCGAGCAGTTGTCTCCGCTGGCTCGTCGCTACCGTTCAAAGATGACAGGCTTCTCTCCGCAGGCAGCTGCCAATGAAGAACTTACAGCTATCTGCACTCGTCTTTACGAGTCAAACGTCCCAGTTCGCGAGCTTGCCGAGGCGGCAGGCGTCACATATCGCGCAATGGCAAGAAGGTTGGGCAAATGAAGATTGTTCACGATGTGTTTCCCGCGTTTGTTGGAGTTGCCCAGCCAGACCTCGTTCCTACGCTACAGGACCTACACTCCGCGCCAATTACCGTTGGTGCCTATCAGGTAACAAAAGCTCGTATCGTTGTGACCGACGAGGCGGTAATGGTTGCGGTTGACGGAAATGAAGGGCCAATGATTATCTTCCGTGAACGGTACACCGAACATCACAAGTCAAATGTTAGAACCGAGGATTCATATATCCTTACCGAGACGGGCAAGATGCTCGCCTACAAGAAGGACGAGAACTGCGGTTGCGGTTCGCGTTTACGCTCGTGGAATCCGTATCGCCACGTGTACTCAGACCAAGATCCAACCGAATGAAAGGAATAAACTATGGAAATCGCCTTTGGTAATTTCATCATATTAGCACTTGCAGTCTACCGCGCTAGCCGTCTTATCATCGAGGACACAGTTCTTGATAAGTTCCGCAAGAAGGTCTGGAAGAAGTATAAGCCAGCCGATGGAGGTATCGGTTACCTCCTTACTTGCTACTGGTGTGTGTCATTTTGGATCTCATCACTAGTTATAGTTTCCTATATTATAGTACCTATACCTACGATTGCCGTGTGCGCTGTTTTTGCGCTATCAGCAGCCGCAGGAGTAATAACCGCGTGGCTGGAAAAGTAATGCCCAGCTGTTCCGTTAACAAGGACGAGGAGTAATAAGTGGCAGTATTTAGCCGTGACTCAAACGGCAACAGATCACAGCGCCCTAGGTCGGCTGCAGCTACTCGTCGTGCAATTAACTCACCTGCTCTTTCCCTTAGCTCGATAGCAACCATTCCTGGTTTTGCATCACCTGTCGCATACTCAGCTCCTCGTGGACTTACTGCAGCAGCATCTCAACTTCGTCTTAATGACAAAGGCGAGGCCGAGCAATTCCGTAGTCGCAGAACATCAGGATCAAATGCCTGGCAGTCTGAGGCGTGGGAATACTACGACGCAATCGGTGAAATTAAATATGCCTTCAGTCTAGTTGGCTCGGTAATATCTCGTATTCGTATCTTTGCGGCAGTAATTGATAATCCTGCAGAGCCTCCACTTCCAGTTCGCAACAGTCCTCTCATTGATGAGCGTCTTGCCTCAGCGGCAGAGCGTGCAATCGTGCGTCTTGACTCAGCGTATGGCGGACAAGCTGGCCTTCTCCGTGATGCAGCACTCAACCTTGCAGTAGCTGGCGAGTGCTACCTTGTTCAAATTCCAGAGCGTCAAGGTCAAGGACTTCCTGAGACATGGGATATCCGTTCAGTTGATGAGATTCAGATTGACCAAAAGGGCGCGTACACAATTATTCCTCGACGTGAAACAGGTTCCTACACAGGACAAAAACAACCTGGTCAAATTATACTTCCAAACAATGCGTTTATCGGTCGCATCTGGCGAGCGCACCCACGCTACTCTGATGAAGCAGACTCAAGCTTACGTGGCTTGTTAGATCTTTGCTCAGAACTACTTCTCCTCAACAGAACGTTCCGTGCTACAGCGCGCTCACGTCTAAATGCTGGCGCCTTGTATCTTCCGGACGGGCTTTCTGTTGCAGGTTCACCAGATCCTGATTATCCGTATGATGATGATGACTCAATGAATCAAGCCTATACCCCTGAGGAGGCGGCTGACGAGTTCGAGGATCAACTTATGGATGCGATGACAACGCCTATTCGTGATGAGGATTCAGCATCTGCGGTTGTTCCACTTATTATTCGTGGTCCAGCAGAACTTGGCGACAAGATTAAGCAATTCAAGTTTGAGCGCTCGTTTGACCCAGCGCTTGCACAACGTGCAGATCGTGTTCTAGAAAGAATTCTACAAGGCCTTGATGTCCCAAAGGACATCGTTACAGGTCTTGCAAACGTTAAGTATTCCAATGCTCTTCAAATTGATGAGTCACTATACAAAGCACATATCGAACCGTTAATGCTTCTGATTGCAGACGCTATTACAGTTGTTTATCTGCGTCCTTACCTGATTGCAAATGGGTTCGACCCAGCTCAGGTAGAACGCATCTGCGTATGGTATGACCCATCACAGGTGGCTACGCGCAATGACCGCGCCGCCGACGCAGATGCTGGATTTGACCGGGGAGTTATCTCTGGAGATGCATGGCGCAGATCACACGGATTTACAGAGCAGGACGGCCCAACTCCTACAGAGGTTGCGCTACGTCTGCTTAGAGAGAAGGGTGCAATCACACCTGAGCTCACAGAGGCAATGCTTGGAGCTGTTGCCCCTGACGTTATGAAGGCAACACGTCTTGCGTCACAGGCTCAATCACTTGCGCCAATTCCGCCAGAGGTTGAACGACTTCTTAAGGGACCGCAGCAAATTGCAACAGAAGCAGCGGAGACAGAGACGCCAACAGAGACACCAGAGCCAACTCCAACTACTGAGGTGTAACAGTAATGTCCTTTGAGCCAGTTGATCTTGTTGCTTCATACACGCCAATAACAGCAGATGGTAAAGGTCCTTGCTGGGACGGGTATAAGCAAGTTGGTATGAAGAAAGGTAAGAACGGGAACATGGTTCCCAACTGTGTACCGAAGGATTTTGCAGACTCGCTTACATCTGCAGGAATCATTGTTGCTGAAGAGCAAGATCTTGCTAAGGCACTTTTAGAGATTGCTGAAGAGCATGGAAAGTTTAACGAGGACCGAACAGGTATCTGGGCAGGATACACGCCTGCCGCAGAAAACGAATATAAGGAAATTGGTGTTAAGTGCATCAACTGTGTTCTTTATGAAGGTCCTGGAGTTTGCAAGATTATTGCACAGCCAATTGAAGATGACGGCAAGTGCCGTTTTGCGGTTATCCCTGACGGTGTTGTTCAAGTTGAAGACAGTCAGATTACAGCTGCTGTGTCTCGTCCTGCTCCAAAGAAAGATCGCATCTACGGCTCAAAGAGAAATCCTAAGGGATCTGCTAAGGGTGGAAAGAAAATTGTGTTTAGCGCTCGAACAGAGGCAACACTTCGTGAGAAGGTAAAGAAGCACAACGAGAAAGCACCTGAAGGTCGTAAGGCAACTCTTGGAATGCTTAAGGCTGTGTATCGTCGTGGCGCTGGTGCGTTTTCAAGTTCACATCGTCCAGGAATGACAAGAGACGGCTGGGCATTTGCTCGCGTCAATGCGTTTCTGCGCTTGTTAAAGAGCGGTCGCCCTGCAAATGCAAATTACAAGCAGGACAATGATCTTCTACCAGCAAAGCATCCACGCTCAAGTAAAGGTGACGCTTCAATCATTGCATCTCTCTATGCTAGCCAGGAGCTATACGTTGAATTACAGAATGAAGAAGATTACCACTCACCTGAGCATGCAATTCTTGCTATGGCGGAACTATCTGGTCAAGGTTACGAAATTATCCCAGCGCTACGCGCAACATGGCTACGTGCCATACGCGACAACGAGTCTCCATTTGATCGAGCAGCAGTTCTTGCGTCTGCTCTCTATGGGTCAAAGGACGCAGACCTTTTGCCAGTTAAGGAGACCGAGTAAATGTACGAGCTAATTAACGAACTTATCTCACACAGAGAAAAGGCTAAGGTTGTTCCTAAGGCAAGTGTTCGTGGTAATAAGACTTCATTTCGTCAGTCCTTGCGTAATCTTGCGGCGATTGAAAATGCACAGGTACCTGCAGAGCGTCGTGTTTCTCAAAAGGCTGTATTTGCAGTTGCAGAGCGCTCACTTCAAAAGACAGCAGGGCTAGAGAAGAAGACTCGCCAGTTTATTGCATATAAGGAAGTCTCATCATTTATTAGTCTTGCCTGCTCCGGCGAGCTATCTATCGAGTCACAGGTTTCATACAGAGATCTACTTCCATTAGGACACCCTCTATCATCTCGCTATAGCGCGATGACTTCCTCTGCTTTACGTCATGCTCGTTCTCGCTGGATTGCAGCAGACCCACGCATTGACGATGAAGCAAGAGAGATTGTCGCAGCAGCATACTTCTATGACAGAAGTTCAACAGAGTACTCACATGCAATTGCGTCTTT